TATTGATTAGTGTGATAGTTGATGCTGAATCAAATGCTGTTCCTGTAATGAATGATACATATGCGCTATCAATAATCTGTGTAATTCTAGACACTGTTGCTAGTGTACCAGAACTATCTGGTAGAAAAATAGTTCTATCTGCCGTAGGATTCGTGGCAAGAAGAAGCGTTTCATTAGAATCTGCAGTTGTACCCTCAAATCGTAGTCCACCAGAATCAAATGATATTCCGCTAGTACCGATACCAGATGTTGCCTGAAGAACGCTAACATCTCCGAATAACTCAGAGAAGTTGTTATTTATTTTTGTGCCTGCGGTACGAAGGTCATCACCAGTACCATCATTACCAGATGCGCCTACGTTGATATTTTGTTGTGCCATGTTATATCCTACAAAACTAATTATTGTTATTTATAATGATTACTAAGTGGTGCTAGTAGATCCATACGAATAAGTTTGGTATTGTTGATGATCAAACGTCTTTAATGTATGATCCATTCTAAGTGCGGCTCCGCCAGAATCTGCGTCATCCATACGCAAATCGTATCCCATCCATTCACCCATATTACTATACCATGAACCAATACTATCCATTGAATAACTTGAATATAATGAGCCTAAAGATAGTGGGTCAATTCTCTGTGATGCACTATCAGCATCACCATCATCTGGTATAAGAATTGAAGTTGAAGCAAAAGGTTGACCTAAAGTTACTTGTGCAGTTGCGAAAACTCGTGTGCTATTTGCGAATGGGTCAGTAAATGATTCAGCGGTTAGAATATCTAGTTTGCCTATACCCTCAAGCACAGTTTCAGCCGCAAGGTGAAATCCAGCTGGGTGAACAAAGTTTCGATACATAGTTTGCCATGTAACAAGAGCAATTGGCGAACGAATAAGAATGGAAAAGATTTGATAAATTTTACCATCTTGAAGTAAGTTATCAGCTTCAGCACCAATATGACCTTGCTTTGAGGTGTCGCCAATTCTCATCAACCTATTTTTAGGATAAATGATTTCCACATTTTCATTGAAGAATGCTCTAAAGAAACCATCAGCGGAATAAAGAGAACCCTTAACCCTAAAAAAGTTGCCGAAGTTTAATAATGCTTCCCTTGGAAAAAGAAATTGACCAGAAGATATGCCAAGAGCTATTTCATCAAAAATTAAATCAATATTTTTAAGTGTAGCATCTTGTGTATCACGTATTGTAAGTAGTTCGTTTACTGCACCACCAAAGTTATCATCAGAATCTAAAAACTCGTAATAACCTTCTAAGAATGAAACAAGAGAAGGATAAGTTTCAGCAAAATACTCAGGTAAAACCTGCTTGACTAAACTTGTTTTAAAGTTTGGTGCAAGTCTAAAATAATCTTTTTCTGTTTCATACGACATGATGCTATACTGTTACTTCTAGTGAGGTTGTCTGTCGGTCGACAATTGCGGTTGTTGAAGACCTAGCAGTGTCTAGTTTAAGAATAAAGTTTCTAAGTGGTTTAATGTTCGACTCTTGTTCTGGAGTAACAGAGAAGATTAGATATGGTTGACCGCTTGTGACCTGTGAAGGTTCAAATGCATTAATCGCAATTATACCTGTTGCTGGAGTATATTCTCCAACATTATCTAGTAGTACGTTTCCGTCAAGATCAAGGACCTGAAGTACTGTTGAACTTAATTTATTTTTAATAGTTGCGACTACACCTTTAAATTCAAATGCAGAAGATTGAACCCTAAACAATATATCATCAGGTGTTGAAATTTTAACTGGAAAGTTTAACACAAAAGTATTTAGTGCATTGATTGTGATGATTTGTCTCATTGATGCTTTTACAGAAATACTCGAACTAAGAATAGAAGCATCAAGCGCATCTATCTCTGTAGAAAGATTTGACTTACGGAATACTGCACCAAAGTTTTCAACATTTTTGCTAAAATATGTTTGAACAAATTGATACACATCTGTTTCCATAGAACCTAAAGTTTTACCAGTAAGTGCTGGATCGAATTGAAAGCTAACATTTACTTCCATAAACACATCAACAGGGTCTGTAAATTTAGTTGTCATAGACATTACAGAAAGATTATTAGTATAGTTACCCACAATAGAATCTTTAACGGTTTGTTTAACTGCATCTGAAATTCCATTTTCGAAGTTAAGTGAAAGATAAATTGCACCGTAATCTATAGGAATGTTTTGATCACCAGACCAAACAGCAACATTCTTCACTTGAGGAAAGTTTGATTCAATCATTCCTTTATAATCAAGGGATGTCACAAGTCTTTTCTGTGAAGCAAAGGCAATTGGTGCTAACTGTCGCACAGATTCGATAGTTTGTTTAGGTGAACCACCAGTCGATTCTGTCGATGTTACAGTACTTAAAGTATAGTTAACGTTATTGATTGTGATAGTAGAAGATGGTGAAAAAACTGTACCGTTATTAGCAAGGTTTGCTTTAGTTGATAAGTATTTTACTACAACTTTTTCGCCAGGCTCTGGCGACTTACCAAATGATATACCATCTCCAAAGTTTAGTTCATAGAAACCATTTGGCGATTCGTAAATTGAAAAGTGTAGGGTGTTTGCATCAATATTAATAGCTTGTGATAGTGGTGTGTATGTGACAAACGAGCTAGAAGATGCAGTTTCAAAAACCTCTACAACCGCAGTAGATGTATCTATTGTCGAGTCAGGAATAACATAAACTTGTCTTTCATCCTTTTCGCCAACTAAGAATGTTTTTGTTTGCTCTATACCCTCAAAGATTGGAATATTGTCTGTTCCATCACTTGCTTTAAAAACATATTGTCCAGTACCATCATCAAGAGCATAAACGGCTTCTCTTGTTCTAAATGTGAATGATGTGCCATCGATTGAAGAAGTGAAAGTTGTACCTTTTGCTAACTCAACCTGAGCAGGTCTACCTGAAACACCTGTAAGATTCAAAGAGAGATTTACAAGTGCTTTAGGTGCAGTAGAAGATTTTACCTCATAGCCGAGTGTCTGTGCATGTGATACTACAGAACTTCTTAATTGTGCTGTAGTAAGAAAAGCTTCATTCAATGAGTAGTTTGCAGTAAGACCATTAACATGAGTATTATATGCCAGAACGTCTAAGATATTCGAAAGGCCAGATGCTTCGAAGTCATAGTCATTGAATTCAGTTTTGCTTTGGAAATGCGACTTCAACTTTTGTTTGATATTAGTAAAATCTAAATCAGTTGATTTAATAGTGCTTGCCATTTTATCTTAACCTTGCTAACGGTATGTTAAGTTCAACAACTTCATCTGTTGCGACTACTTGAAATATGATTGTGACCATAACTTCATTTGTGGACGATTTAAGAATAACATCTATGTCTAGAATGCGAGCCCTTGGCTCATGTGTATGCACTGCTAAAATGATTTGATTTGATATTTCAACTGCATCGATTTCAGTATCATTCTCAAACATAAAGTCTGATAGATTTCCGCCAAACGTAATATCAAACGGTTTTTCCATTTGATTGGTCATTAGTAAATTTTTAACTGCTTGCTTTACAGCGGCAGCATTTGCTTTTTTAAATACATCACCTGCAGGCTTAGCACTAAACGATAGATCCAAGTCCAAATAGGAAGCCTTTCGCGCTCCTATTAAGCTTTTTATACTGGTATTACCATCTTCTATTGAAAACGCTTTTACAGGCATATTAAATTCTCCATACTCCTATTTATATAAAAACTATATGCATTCTGTCAACTCATTTGTACTTTGTACTACATTATTATATCTTGTTTCGATTTCATTTAAATACGATGCTTTATAACCACCTGCTTCAAACTCAGGCATAATAATGATAAGTTGAGTGTTTAATGCACCAGTTGCAAAATCGTATGTATCATAATCAAGTATCATCTTTTCAAACTTTAGAGAATCTTTCCACCACACTGCTAAGTCGAATGTCTTTTCATGAGCTATATTGCCATCAGGTCCGTATAGCTCATAAACAACTGCACGACCCTTTGCTTTTAGATCAGTCATACCACCTACAATAGTCGCTGGTTCTGTCGTTAAGGATTCCGCAACGACTAAGCGATAATCTTCAAATAAATCATTATCATCCATAAACTCTCTTAACAAGTTTGCATGTGGCACCAAATGCTTTGCGATCTCTTGTCTTTCAGCGTTTGTACCAATCTTATCAAAGTTTGTTCTGTCTCCACGACTACCTAAGAAACGAGCGATACGAACTCCTTTTTGTAATTCTGTGCGTTCTGATATATCAAACAGCCTTGGATCGTATTGTGGGTCAACAGATAAAGTTTCTGTTACATTTTGTACTTTACCCTTAAAGCGTTTAGCTTCTGCACCTAGTGATTTACCAATAACTAACTTACTTCTCACGTATCTCGGAGTAGCATCATTCTTAACTATTCTCTTAACTTCTTCAGGAGTACCGTTGCCATAGTTAGGTGAAAGAGTGCCTTCTGAAATCACTGCACCAATAAATGCTTCATTAACTTGATTAATAGTTTCTCTTAATTTGGATCTTACTTCATCTATGTTTAAAGTTCTGTCTGATACTCCACCATAATCTGCAAGTCTATTAATT